GAGAATTTCTGGAACCAAGCCAAGCGTGTGCTAAGAAAGTATAATGGCATTCATAAGGCATCTTTCCCCTTGTTTCTGAAAGAATGTGAGTTTAGATTTGAACATAGGGGTCAAGCCGTGAACCCCTATATTCCTTATTGTTTTCAACCGGTTACGTCATTTTTAAAATCCTTCATAAAAGTTCACTGAACCTCAAATGTCAATTTCAAGGGCTGAAGCAGCCTCTTTCAAGTATTCAGGTGAATAACGCGCATATACTTTTTCAGTAATCGCAGTATTAGAATGCCCTAAATATTGAGCAATAACACTCATTGAAATACCCGCCTCGGCCATCCAGACCGCCGCCGTATGCCTGAACACATGCGGCGAAACGCCCTTGATACCAGCACGCCGCGCCGTTTCTCGCAAACCGCCTGAAAGCGTTGTAAGGGGGCGCCCATGCCATTCAAGGACGTGATCGGTATTAGCAAAATGGTAAGCTTCACGCAAGGCTTGCTGTAACGTTTTGTTAATAGGAACAATCGCACGGCCTTTGCGCCCTGCTTGATCGTCACGAAAAGGTTGGAGATTGATAAGATTTCTCTCAAAATCCACTCTATCCCATGTAAGCTCAAGCAATGCCTTGATACGCGCTGCTGTTGCCAACATAAGCACAATCGCAAGTTTCAAATGGACGGTGCGAGCATGATTAAGAAGTTTTTGAACCTCTTCTTGTGTCAAATAACGTTCACGCGGCGGTGAGGCTTTCGGCAACTCAATATATGGGGCTTTGCTGATGAGCTTATGTTTTTCAGCCCAATGTAGCACATTACGTAAGCTAAGTAATTCAGCCCTGATTGTGCTGTCTTTCACGCCTTCCCTACGCCGCATGGCAAGATAAGCCCTGCTATCGGCAATGGTGAGAGTGTGCGCCTTTCGTCCTCCAAAATAACGCCCTAAACGCCGCCATATATAGAACACGTCTTTATTGACCGTTCTGCCCGCCTTGTCTTTCCTATAAGCTTCGACAAGAGTGTCAATCACGCCGTCATGCGGCCTTGTAAGCTCCTCAAATAGAGCGGGCGCAAGCTTTTCAGCCTCACGGCGTGAATGTGTCTTGAGATTGTGGCGGTGACGCTGTCCAGTGCGAGCATCGTTGTAGGTGAGTGCCCAATTGCCCCGTAACCTTGTGAGACGCCATTCAAATTCTTTTTCAGCTTGTGTTGATTCCTTATTCTTGAACATTGTTCAAAACCTTTCAACTTTTTCTAGAAATGAATAAAAAAGCGGCCTCCAATTAAGATAAGCCGCGCGTGGCACCTAATAAGGCAACGGGGAAACGGGTCAACTCACCTTGACACGGTTTAGTGGATCAAGTGAGCGGCCTGTATGCCTAGACATTCGGCTGCTTCCTCCAAGATAGGCAGCGGATAGACATTGACCGAAACAGGGATTTCACCAAAAAACGATTGCAGTGACCGCTGTTGTTTTTTGGGAGTGATTCCATCCCGCAACATGAGCGCATAAGCCGCTTGTCCAAGCTGCATTTTTAACCATTTAGGCATATACAAGTGATTGAGAGCACGAAACTCATCAACGGTCACATATTTAATATGTTCTTCAATGGTTTGCGCTTGACTGTCTCTTTCCTCTTGCAGCCGCTGGCATTTTCTATTCAATATAGCCATGGCCTGACGGACAAGCTCATCCTCGCTCATCTCGCCCGTGAAAACTTTTTCCTCGCCTAAAATATAGCCGCCATCTTTGCGAATAGCCGGAAGAACGATTTTTGTTACCCAATCTTGAAACGATTTTGCTTGTGGCTTGTTTGAGCGCATAATGAGCTTGTACAGGCCGGACTCGGAAATAATGTTTGTTTTCTGACTGCCTCCAAGGGTATCAACTTTTCTGATATCCTTTTCGTCTTTGCTAAGTGTACGTAAAGCTTCCGTGGTATTCCCAACACCAAGCACACGGCACGCATCAACGGCAACAAACCACGGTTCGCCCTTGATTGTCATGGTACGTACTTGGTGCTTATCGTTGAATTTGAAGATTGTCATTTCACTTTTTGCATTTTTCATCGTCTTTTTCCTTTTTCGTTTGACGTTGATTTTTTCAATTTAGGTAATAAAAAAGCCGCTCAAAGGCGGCGGGTTAGATTGTTTTTCATAAGTCATGCGCTTGACTTAAGTTAAGAGAGCAATTAATAAAAGTTATTGAGTGTGAAACTCCCTGTAGTTTTCCTACGATGCTGTTTGCCCTTTTCCTCCTCGTTTGCATCTAAAGGAATAGGTAGCCGCTGTTCTTCGTAACGAGTGGTTATCCTTCCAAAGTAAATAACGAAAGGAGGGGAGGCAAATAAAGCAACTATGGGTTAACGGACAAAGAAAATTAAGAAAGTTTCGTTCTTCCTATTACTTTCTGGCTTTAGAAGGTATTGGAATAGGTTTTAACCTTTATCATAAGGTGATACTTCCTATTTTAGGGTGGTTCTAATTTTTTTTTTTTTTGAAACCAAGGAATTTCACGCTCGCCCTCTTCCCTCTTAAGCAGCTTCCTTACATGGTTCAAGCAGGTGAACCACATCATCCAAAGCTTGGGGGCGCATCTGCATATAGCGCATCGTGGTTGCGGCGTTGTTATGCCCCATCCACTCCATGACACGCTTAATATCTGCCCCGCCTTCAACCAGCCTTGTACAGCAGGTATGGCGCAAAGTGTGTAAGGTGACGTCTTGAAAGCCTTCCAATTCACGGCGCATCTTGTCCCATAATCGCTGTACTTTGCTGCCTGTAAGACCGTGGAAGACCGTTTCAGCAGTCGCCCTATTCTTAACTGTTGCAAATAAGTCACTACATCTTTTTGTGAGCGGGACGGTGCGCGGTTTGCCGGTTTTGGTTTCCCAAAAAGTGACATGACTGAAGTCGGGCGATAAATCAGCCCATTTGAGCCGCAAGGCTTCCGAAAAACAACGCGCCCCTGTATCCAGCAGAAATCCCGTGAGATCGAACATGAGCGGTTCATTTTGAGCGAGCCAATATTCCAGCAAGCGCGTCTCCTCCGCTCTGGTCAAATATCGAAAGCGGTTTTTTCGTTCCTTGTTGCGGGGAATACGCGGCGCACGGTCAATAACGCCATGTTCTACAGCGACATTAAGCATCTTTGAAAGAGCCGCTAACTTGCGGTTGACGGTTGCAGGGCTGTTGCCCTTGGCCTCAAAGTGAAGCTTCATATTTGCAATATCAGTAGCGGTAATGTTTCTTACCAGCCGATCAAGCCCTAAATAGTCCACAACAGCGAACGCATTACGGATTAAGTCTGCGCCTGAACGTTTGCTGTGCCACTCGGTGCGGATGACAAAATGATAAAGCGATCCAAGGCGGCTTAGGTCGGCAGCGGCGGAAACTACCCCTGCTGCTGGCGTTGCCTTAATGGTGCCATTAAGGGCGCAAGGAATCTGCCGTCCCTGTTCTAAAGCCAAGCGGGCTGCTGCTTCCCATGCTTTGGCCTCTGCTCTTGTTTTGAAAGTGGCGCGATGCCTCTTGCCTGTTTGGTTATCCTTGATATCGGCTTGATATTTCTTACCACGTGGTCGTACCGCCATGGTTGGCCTCCATTCGTGCTTTTTAGATTAAGAAAAAAGCCCTCTAAGAGTGCCTTAGAGAGCTTGATTTTTTTTTTATAAGATTGTGCGGGCTGTTTAGGCCGCTTCACTCAAATTGGTTGGCTCGTGGACAACGGATGAGGAAAGGGGCGTTGTCGCCCATGCAATATCTGGTGCCTTGGGCGTCTCAATTTTAAGTGGCATTAAAACGCCCAAACAACGCTGCCCCTCTATTACATCAACGCCTTTCTGATGTGATACAAGAACAGGGGCTCCGTCATCCTCGGCTGGATATAGGGCGGCCGATAAGCCTTTTTTCTCATCTTCCCCTGCCCATAAGCGGATAGCACTACTCAAGATTGCGTGGTATTTATCGCTTATCTGCGGTAATGGCAGCCGATGAAAGCCCATTTCTTTCTCTTCATGTTCAATTTTCTGCGGCTGTGGAATTACCCTCGTATATTCGGGGAAGGTGCCGTCTATTGCCTCTACAATCTGGGTTTTCCCTTGTGCGGTGAGGTGGAATCTTGAAGGCGTACCCTCAAATTTAATGATAACATTCTCCTCGCTTGTGTGTCTCACCTTCAGCCCTTTTATAGCCTCTAATGGGATAATAAATTCAACAGATTTCTCTGAAAGCACGTTTTCTCGCCTTTCCCCTATAACGAGTAACATACGGCCGTCCGTGGCAACCAAGCGCGTGGTAGTGGCCGTTGCTTGGATACATACGCCTTGTAGGTAATATCTAAAATCATTCTTGGAAGTTTCCGCGGCTAAACTTGCGGCCTTGAGAGAACGTAAAGAGCAAGTTATTTCGTTGACGTTAGTGGTAAGAGTGTACATGGTTTTTCTCCGTAGGTGGTATAAAAAAGCCCCTCGGAATGACACACAAGGGGCTTGTTGAAATTAATTAGACCTCGCACCAATCCGCCTCGATCTCTTTAGCCTCACGTAGTCGCTTTCTCATCAATTCTGCTAATATGTGAAGTTTCGAGAGCGAATAATCCAGCCTCTCTAGGATGCGATCACCGTGTCGACCATATGGAGAACAATCCCATGGATCGCGGCGAGCCTCGTGATTCTTAATATCGTTAATAATTTTTTCGGCATAACACTCGATTAACTCGTATTCCTCGCCGTACTTGACGAAACGCCCTTCGAAAGGGGCTTTATGTGTGATCGTACTCATGGTTTTATTCCTCATTTTGAATTGGACATAAAAAAGCCCCCGTGCGGTTTGCAGGGAGGCTTCAGATAAGTTATTAAATTGTTTGCGGGGCTGTGGGAGGCGGCTAGCCTAGTCTGGCAAGCAACGCCTGAATGATTGGGATGCCCGCCAGCAGCACGCCAACGGCAAAAGCAAGCATCTTGCCGGTGGTCATCGTCATTCGATTTTCTAAGCGTGCTATCTCAACACGCACCTCTTGTTTGATTTCATTTTTTGCGTCTTGTATCGCTTTATCCACAAACTCATTCGTGGCTTGACCGCTGATAACAAAATCACGAGTGACCACGGCTAAGGCTTCAGCTTGCTTTTGTTCAAAGCCTCGCGAAACCAACGCCTGTGCATAAGCCAACGTGTCGAAAGCCAAGTGTGGATAGGTCGTTGCCATAGTGTAAATCCTTATTCCGTGTTGTTACTGATTATAGTTGATTTTGCATTGAATGCAATGTTTGTCGGTTTTGTTGATTAAATAGTCCCCGATTGGAAGACTGTTTAAACAATAGAAAAAAGAATTTTTACATCCTAATTCGGTATCGTCCTGAACCTCCGAAACACGGGTCGCCCCGCTGCCCTCATATGCTACTCACATAATCAGTAGGTGAACCGCGTACTTGTAACATTGCTGCCAAGTCTGGAAGTCTGGCCTGTATGGTAAGCTGTTCGCCTATTGTTTCCGAACTATCGGTAGCTCATCGGTTGGTTCCGATGGTGGCCTACTATGTACCGATCAGCAGAGCGGCGGGCTGTTCTTTTGAACGGGCTTTTGTCGTGCTGATGGTTTGAATTTAGTAATAAATTTATTACTAGTCAAGCAAAAAAATAGAAAATTTTCAAAAAAGTTTTAAAAAATGATCATGAATGGTATTAACTAATTGATTTTATTTAATAATTCCTCTGCAATTTTTTTACCTTTTTCCGTAAGCCATAGCGATTTTGCGCGTCCGTCATTAGTTGAGGATTCTGCCTGTGCGACTAAATCAAGACCAGCTTTGGCTTTAGAACCACTTTCCAAAAGAACCTGTACAAGTTGAGTTAGGATTTCCTTAGCAAACCCGCTTTTCTTTCTCACTTCCAAATTTTCAATACCGTCATTTTGAGCAATCATAAGAAAGACAAGGGCTTGGTTGAGCGTCATTGTGTTTGAGACGCTGCGCAAGGTTTCGATGACGTCAATGGCGACTTGGAGCTTTTCGCGCTGAATGTGAGCGGCTGGTTTTGAAGAGGTGGCTGTTTGTGTGTTGTTATTATTGTTACTCATGTTTTTTCCTTTCCTCTTTCTTTTTATTTTTGTTGGCTTTTGCGGGGCTTGCGGGTGCTGCCTTTATCTGCTGTTAGAATGACTCTGTTTGCCTCATATTTGACCGTCTAGTGGCCTTCATTGCTTTTCTGGTAGTTGGGTAGCCAAAAAGGTTCAATCGCTCTCTGCGGGCTTTAAAATGGCAAACAGGACTATGTGGTATTTTCATCTGTTTTATGGGTGCGGGATTAATACCGCATATCGGGTATATATCTCGTGGTATGAGGGATTTATACCGCATGTGAGGGAAAAATACCGCAAAAATAAAGACAAAAGTAAAATACTCATATTTGTGAACATTGTTCATGGATATTTATGTAGGGCTAAGTTATTGATTTTATTGACATTTATTTTAATTTCAGCAAAAAACAAATGAAGGAAATTGCGTAATCACATGACACTCTCCAGAGAACCAGCAGGTTTCAAGGGCGACAAAACAGCCAAGGGTCGGACTTGGCGGCGGCCTTACGGTCTTTGAACGACATGTGATTAGGTAATTTCCTCCAATGTTTGAGGGCTTTTCATTCATAACGGATTAATAATCCTTTTTTAGCCTTAGAGACTCTAAGGGATTGATGGTTTTTGTGACACTTTCCGCGACACTCACACGCACCACGAGAGCCTCGACGGCCACGGGGGGATCGGTCATCTCTCAATGTCGACTTTTGGGATTTCAGATTTTTGCACCATTTTGAAACGACCTTGTCAGCGTTGCTAAGAAAGAAATCCCGTTGAGGGCGCAAGCCCGAAGCGGGATCAAGTGATCATAATTGATAATTTTTAAAAAGGGAAGAGGGGGATATGCCGATGACCAATCAAAAGGGTTAAGAACAGATTGGACATGAGAGAGACAAAGAAACCGGCACATCCCCGAACAGAATTTTGTTATTATTTTTGGGAGGGGGATAAGGGAAGAAGTGCATAAAAAGCACACACACTAGAAAGTGAGAATTTTGTTTCTTTGCTATTGACGTTGCTCACCATTTGAAATAATCTGGTAAGGTTCTGTGTAGTTGATTATTGTTTTTGTGATTGTGAAAAAATATTAAGAGGAAGACGTAAGAGTAGCTCCGCAAGTTATATTCCTTGTCTTGACGATGATGCTATCTCACGCCTTCCTCGTATATGAGTTTGTCTTCCATGGACTTTTCATGGTTGGAAGGAATGGATAGGTATTATCGTAAAAGATGATCTCAAGAGTGTTGATAAATGATTATAGGTTTATAAAAGGTAGGAGTAGGTAGTAAGAGGTAGTCATAAGCAGTAACAACATAACTAATCTATAAGCTATTATATAATACCTAGTAATACCTTATTATATTATATAATACCTTATAATACCTAGTAATATTATAGTTATTGTTTATAGAGCCTTGGGAAAAAGAAAAAAGTGACCAAAAAAGAAAAACTTCACGACGGAGGGGCAATCAAAAACCCTATGAAATCAATAGCTTAGCCGACCTTAATTTCCCTCCGCAGATTTTGGCTTTTTGTGTCTCTATGGCGGGTGTCGAAAACCCGCGCCTTTTCCCCTTATAGAATGCCTTTATTTGCCTCATATTTGACTGTGGAGGCGTTTTAGTTGTGTCTTGGATATTGGGAACCCAAAACTCTCAAACGCTCTCCACGGGCTTTAAAATGGCAAATAAGGCTATGTTGTATTTTTGCAACAGTACTGACTACGCAGATTTGGTGTTACTGCGTGTGTGATATTTGTGCAACAGTTAGGAAATATCGTTTTTTAGGGTTTGACCTTTGCTGTTGTATTTTTGCAACATTTGCTGATGACGGCGGTGGAAGCCATAAGTGCCAATAGCGGCTACAGATGCCTCGGGCAGTCGTTGCCTTTAGATGACCTGCCTGATCATTGTTTTTGCCCTCGGCGACCTGCCGACGACATGGCGCATAAATTTCTTTAGCTCCTCCTCCATAAGCTTATTGCGCATTTGGGCAGCAGCTTTATCAACATCCCGCGCCATGACATTTGTCCAATAATGAACAGCCAAGGCCAAGGCATCAACACGGTCATCTTTGATGAGGGAGCCGCGCTCTCTGGTAATGCGGGTAAGCTGATAAAACAGCCGGTAACGGTTTTGATGCTCCGGCAGGTAGGATTCTGTGGATTTAAAATCACGCTCAATCAGCGAGCGGTCAACCACAAGACGGTGCTGGTTTAAAACCGGCTCCAGCGTGTCAACAATGCGTTGCTCTTTTTGACCACGGCTACGCTCACTATCAGAAATTTTGCAAGGATGAATCCGCGCCATGATGGGGGATAACAGCTTATTGAACATGCCGTCACCAAAATTCGGCTCAATGATGATCTCATTAACATGATATTCTTTGGCCTTATGGGCAATAAATTCTAACACATCTTCCTCATAGCCACGCCTGTCACCGCCCGCATCGAGCAAGAATAAGCGGCCATTAAGGGTGGCAACAATTGCCCAAGTGGTTTCATCCGACCCGCGCCCTGAGGGGTCAATCGCCATGACCACGCCGCTATAGGGCTGCCAAACATCCTGTGACACCATGAAGGGTTTGTAATAGCGGTCGCCATCCAAGCCAACGGTGGGGATATTTTCAAGAGCCGCCGTGCGGTCATTGCTCCAAACCATTTCAACGGGGCTAAGCTTTTTGTCTAAATCCATCACAATTAAATCATGGAGTTTGAGCGGATAACGATCCGCATCGGCAAGGCTTGTATCCAGCATGAATTGCAGGGCAAAACCGGCTTGACCATATTCAGCCAATTTTTCTAACAATGTATATTCATTAAAACGGCTGCAAACGGGTTGACCAGCAAGTTTTGGGTTTTGCTGGAGGTCATCCACAATATAAGAGCCAAGGCGTGAGCCGTAGCGGGCAAGCTGCGCCTCATTGGGATAGCGTGCCGGAATGATGCGGATTTGATAACCACGCTCGGGCAAGCAATTGTAAATAGATTGCTCTGTCTGTGGCGTACCAAGATAGATGATTTTAGAGTCCTCATGCGGCTTGAGGATAGCGGCAAATTCTTTTGTTAGCTCTTTTAGCTTGTCTCTCATGCCTTGCGTGGCAGAATTGCCCGTAACCTCGATATCATCAGCAATGATGACATCAGCACGTGAACCGGTCAACTGGCCGGTGATACCGACTGATTTTACAGAGGGTGATTGATCCGCCCGTGCAGGGGCGACATCAAAGGATATTTTGGAAGAGCGTTGATTGTCACGCGGGATAAGACGCTGCAAGATAGGCACCTCATGAATGAGGCGTAAGCAAAAGGTTGAAAAGTCATCGGCTCTTGTCTTGGAGGCGGAAACGACCATGATTTTTATTTGCGGATTACGCACCGTGACCCATGACTTGCCCACGCCGCGGAAGGCTTGAATAACCAGCCGGTTTGTATCAGGCTCTTGCAGCCACTCGGCCATCATATATTGGCTGCGGGTCGGGGGAGGCAGATTGAGGTGCTGCCAAAGTAAATAAAGAAAGGTTTTGAAATCATCCACTATGGGATTGAGAGGCTTTTTGTGTTTGTTTTTGGACAAAGGCGAAAACTCCTTGAAAAAAAAAAAGCCCGCCAGAAACAGCGAAGTTCCAGCGGGCAGGTGAATGTTATTGGTGCGGTATAAGCGGTAAGGTGAATGTTACCGGTGAGGGCAAGATATGTTAATTGAGTGTCATGCTCTCACGAATGGATAAATCAGCCGCTTGCATCAATTTAGCCAAGGCTGAAGCGGCATCATCATCAGCATTAACAAGGGCATCAATGCCATTATCTTTCAAGAATTTAACGATCACTGCCCAATCCTTGGCTTCACATTCGCCGCGCTCCAATTTAGCACGCATATCTTTTGCAATCAGCCCGTGGAGAGCCTCCAAAAGCTCATTAGGGGCTTTTTTGGTTATTCTTTTTGTAGTCATTGTAGCGTTGTTCAAACTCCTTTTGTTGACGGTTATCTTCTCTTTTCTTTGCCCACATTTGAGTGATGAACCAAGCAGCACCGGTAAGGGCAAGAAGAGTAGCGGAAATTTCAGAAAGTTCTGTCAGGTAAGGCAGCCAAAGCGGGGAGGTGATGGCTCCGGTGGCGAGTGAGGTTGTGACGGGTTCCTGCATTACCAGCCAATCGCCCGCCAATAGAGACCACTTAGCCAAAGGTTAGAACCTACGCCTTGTTTGAAGATTTGAAACTGAGACACCGTTATGGAGTCCCCGATTACCTGCGCCCACATATCATTATGAGCTAGG